TATCCATTCCACACACTATACCAATGATCATCGTGCGCTGGATCAAAATCTGTACGGGCAACAACTACTACGACATCGTTGATATTTACGACACCCTCGTAAATATCCTTTACGCAACGACTAAGACTGGTTCCTACCTTCATTTGATCAAATTACTCCACGTTTTAAGTTTGTCTCGCTTGACGTTAACTCTAGCACCCAATTCGTCATTTGTCAAGATCTCATGTTCGACCATTAATTCGATCATGCAAAGAACATCACCGGCTTCTTCGATCAACAAATCCCTATACTTGTCGTTTTCGATTTCTTCAAGTGTTGTATACTTACGCATAACTTTCATGCATACTTGTGTAAGTTCACCACATTCCTCTGCGGTGATGGCCATAAGTTGCTGTATAGCATTAAGAGATGACTTTAGTTCTTCGTTACTTACCATGTTCTTGCCTTTTTCTAAAATCGCAATAATCCACAGTCCAGAGAGAGTATACTAATCCTGCTAATAGGCCGAATATAATATTTGCCCAAAAGTTTTCACCAGTTAAACTGGCTATACTAAAAGCAAGCATCAAATCTGCTGCTAGGATAGCAACTAACCAATCATACCATCTAATCATGATTATTTCGACAGTGCTTTACGCAGTTCCGATCCTTCAAAGTTTTTCATTTCTGCATAGTGTTTAAGAACAGTATTATCAGGATCAAGACGCTTGATTTCACGAGCAAAACGTTCGATCATATCATAGTCAAGTTGAGTCTTAATATGTTTACCCATTATTTTGTCCATCCGTGATGTTTAAAGATAATTTGCACACTCTTTGCTTGAAAGTAAGCATCGGCAAGAGCGTTGTGTAGATTGGTTTGCATGTCTTTGCGAGGATCCTTGGGCATACGTTTGGTAATGGTACGAGCGTCTGAAATTTGCCAAAACTGCCAAGGAATAGGTTTACCAATCATGCGATACATGTTTTCGAGAATAGTAATATCAAACCCGTAACCGTGACCCCAGAGTTCATCAACACCCACAACCCAACGATTAAGTTGTGACAACGCTTCTTCTACAGTAACAGCGCCAGTCTGATCGAATGCTTCTTCCATAATTGCAGGATCTTGTTTTCCCCACCATTCAATTGTACTGTCGCTAGTTGTGCGTCCTAGATGGTCTTGATCATCTACAAGAATCTTCAAGTACAACTCGCTGTAAGGATCTGCATCACTTGTTGGATCAAACTTGACAGCGCCAAGCGAAAGAACAGTTGCAGTAGGAAACACATCAAGTGTTTCTAAGTCAATCATGCCGTGGATGGCCATAAAAATACTCCTTGTTTATACACACAATATAGCATGTCATAAACAAGGAGTCAATCGGTTATCTATCTTATGATAGATGATTTACAAACTGTGCAAGTTGCGGTGGTTGCCAACCTTCTGGCTTCAGTACTTTGCCATCTTCACGTTTACGAACTTTTCCAGTTTCTGGATCAATTTTAGCAAAGTTAGTTCGCATAACTTCGTTCCATGCAGCTTCGCCGTCTGCACCCATTGAATTGATAGCACCGATAGTAACAACTAAGATATCAACAAGTGCATCTAGCACTTCGACAGAATCTTCGTTGGTTACAGCTTCTGTTAATTCGCTGTGTTCTTCACGAATAAGATCGAGATACATTTCAAATTGCGCACGATGCCACTTGTCTGTGGTTTGTCCACATGCGTTCATAAATGTAGTTTGATCTTTAAATGGATTTGTCATCAGTTCCTCTTATAAATTTGGTCTTATAAATGACGATGGATCAATTGACATAGATGCACCATCATTGTATTCTTTACCAAAAGTTACACCTTCTGGTTTTTCATCACTCCATGCAATTATACTTGAAGTTTCTAACATTCGCAATTCTTTTGTTCCTGTGCCTTCGTCCACATCGAAAGCTCTAGTCCAGCGTCCGTGTTCAACAAGTACCCAATCACCTACGTTGTAAGGTTCTTGATTGTCAGGACCCTTTGCATGTACACGACCCCAACGAGGATAAATTCCTCTAGTGGTTCCGTCGTCGTCCTTGATAATTAGTCCTGATTTAGTTTTTTGTTCACCAAAATACATATCAGAAACAATAACTCCATCTCGTATCGGAGTGAGCGTTCCTTTTATTGCATTAGCATAGTTAATAGCCATTACTTACCTTTTTTAACAAAATTGCCAGTATCGTCTTCTTCCCATTCTGCTAGTTCAGCAGCATTAGGAATTACTTCGTCGGTTTTAGTTCTTTTCACTGTTTCGTTTCTAACACCTTCTGCATTGTTATAGTAGTCTTTTAGAATGTCTTCTTTTTTTCTAACTATCTTACCGCCAGGTCCTAGTTCGTCGCCGCGAGCATTTACTCTAGCATTTCCTACAGCAGGAGTCAACTCGTTTCTAGTAATTAAAAGATCTAAATCAATGTGTTTACCGTTGGCACTACGATAAATCTTTCTTCCTTGTTGTTTCATTGCCATAAGCATCTCCTTAATATATTACTTTTACTTATCATTCTGTTCGATGCAATTTAAAGCATTTGATATTATTAGCGTAAAAATTCACGCCAATCTAAATTGTATTTTATGCTGTTTATTTTATGTACATCAATCAAGTATAGTACATAACTTGCTACACTTGATCCTCTGCCTACGCCCCAAACAATACCATTCTCACGCATAAAGTCCACAAGATAAACCATGTAGCGTAATAGGTTTATCATGCCACGTTCTTCAAATGCTTTGAGTTCTTCGCAAACTCTATCCCATTCCGGTGTTTCTTGCATTTCATATGCTTCAAATATACCAGTTTTAGACATAAGTTTGGATATAATATACGCACCTACATCAAGGGTTTTATATTCGTCAGGCATGTACCATTCGCTCTGACACACACTGTCAAAAGTCTTTTGATCTACATCTATAGGAATATATTTTTGTAGTTTAGGAAGACCTTGATCTTCCATAGCACTGTTAAACCGGTCAACATCGTCACTAGGATCACATAGAACTACATGGCACTTGTCTATATTGCCACTGTAGATCATATCTATGAGATCGCGGTTAGAGAATCTGGGTATACCTAGTTCATCAGTTTTCATAAGCATATAGTAATATTAACTAATTTTTATTAAATTGTCAAGATCATTGTTGTCGTCAGATTGTTTTAACTTAGCAGCAATGCGTCTTTCTTCTAATTCAAGTTTGTATGCATCCATTAGCAATATCATTTGTTGTCGAACATCAGAGTTGTCTGTTAAAAAGTATATACTATTAAGTTTATACAACTTTTGTTCAATCTGTGAATCAGTGAACTCTTTTAAGTTTCCGAGTGTTGGATGCATTAACTAAATTGACCAAGGTATTTCATGTAAACAGTTGATCCACCGTTGTAAGTAAATGCTTCTACTACAACAGGGTTTGTTGCACTGGTTACTGTAAACGGCGAAGGAAAATCACCATCTTTCTTTGGAGTAACACCGCCGATGCTTGCCCATGTTATAGTTCTTGCTGTGCCATCGCCAAACAGCATTACACGTATACTTGCATATCGTCCATTTGCAGGCCAGTTTGTAAAAGTCAAGCTAATGTCGTTTTGAGCAGTAATTACATAAAAGTGTCCGCTGCTAAACGGTATAGTAGAGTTTGATACTACTCCAGTCGATCCTGTAGTGTTTGCTTCCGCAGTTACAGCAAGAAGATTAGCATCTACAATATCGTTACCATCAAAGTCACTGCTATCATCAATTCTAGCAACACCGGTTTGCAAATCTTCAATTTCTGTTTTTGCATAGTTGAAGTTATCTTTGATTATAGAAAAGTTATCACGAAATCCTTGACTATCGTTGTCTTGTCCTGCTACCGGAAAGTTTTCATCGAGTGTTGTAGTGCTTATGCTACTTGCCATCTGTTATGTCCTCTTTATTTAATTTATTTATCGCTTTTAAACATTGAACTGATAATTTGCGAATAACAAATATTGTTCTGTTGAATTTCCTGCTGTGCTATCAATTATGTATCTATCTATTTCGTAGTCTAGTGTCTTAAAGTCAAAGCCATTGTTGAGAATATTTGCTGCAATTATTTCGCTGTATCCAGGTTTTGTGTATACAAGGGGAATAGCCAACACATAACCCAGTTCTGTTAACGAACCGTTTTGTCCGGTACGCATCCATAACGGCAAGAAATCTTTGCTAATGTTGCCTGCTTCTTTGATTCGATCTCTCATGGTATCTATGTTAGAAATGTATCGTTTACTTTCAGTGCTTTGACTTGCCTTAATAGCATCGCTGTCCACTGTAGTGGTATTTGGGTATAACGGACGATTTCTGTAAGATGGTTTGTATTGCGAATTAAGTTCTACATAATCGGTTGTTGGTTCGTATCTAATTGAGTCAACTGTAATACGTTTATTGTTGACTGTATTAAAAGACACGTTGGTTTTACCAGATGAAGGCTTTCCTGCATCAATTAAATCTACATAAACGACTTCGTATATAACGTTGTTGGTACCTGGAGTTTTAGCTACGGCTGTTTTTACATCTCCTAGCATAAAACGTTTCTTTTTATGATTTTTAGAAATTGCACTTATATACGAGCTAACAGATAATGTTTCTATACCACCCCATACCAACGCCCTTAGTTCTTTTTGAACACCAAAATTTCTATCGTTTGCTCTGTAAACAACCGCTGTGTCAATTACGTTTGCGTTGTTTATCAAGTTTAAAAACGATTGCTTTTGTTCTGTTTTTAAGAATGGTTTGAAGTATATGTTACTGTATGTTAGATTGTCTGCATCATTTATGAATAATGTAAATGTTCTAGTTGTTGCACTAAATCCAAAACGGTCTCTTGCTAATATCGTAAATGAGTACGATCTATCCAGTGTTGTTTTAGCTGCATCAAATGTAGTTTCGCCGTTGTCAAAGAATGTCAATCCGGGAACAGTGGCTGTTCCATAAATTGCTACCTTGCCAATAATTTCACCGTCATCCTTTAATGATAATCCAAACGGCAAGCTACCACTGACTAAACTGTATTTTAGCACTGCATTAGGAACTGAAGTTTCTGCTTCAACACTCAAAGTGCTGATACGGTTAGCATTTAGTGTGCCTAGATCTGCTGGTGTTAGCCAAGTTATAGTGCTATCAACTTCGCCTAGTAAGCGTATAGTAAATGTTTTTGCTTTTGATACTACTTCAGTTTCGTTTACAGAAAATGTTTTATTAAATCCTGTAGTGTTTCTAACACTTATGCTTATTTGTCTGTTGGTACTTAAATTTCTTTGTAAAACTATATCTAGCTTAATTCTATCTTCTTGCACTAATTCGTTAGCATGTATAGCTGCACTGTCTGATGTGTGAAATAAACTCTTAATAAAGTTTTTATTTCGATTTTGAGCTGTTGCAGGAATCAGAAGTCTTAACGATATAATTTTATCTGACTCGTTTCTTGTAGCTGTTATGTAAGCATCTCTACCATCAGCTTCAAGAAAATAAGCCAAGTTGTATTCTATGTCAGTGCTTCCTGATTCTGTTACTACACTATAATTTAGTTCTATACTTCCGCCGGTACTGTCGTCAATTGATATATCCCATTCAATATACGGATAAACATCTTGTATTGTATAAGATTCTGTACTAGAATAATTTAATTTTCTGTTTGTATAAAAACCAGCATCATTTAAACTAAGAGAAGTTGCAAAAAAGTAATCTCTGCCAGCGGGCGCAAATCTGCTCACGTTTATCGGTGTTGCTTTATTATACGGCTGTAGTGCTGATGTAAAATAAAGAATATCGTAATCTTCATTTGCATTGTCAACACTTTCTACTAGATAGTTTCTTTCTTCAATAGCCAGTGTTTTACCTACCAAGCTATCTAGTTCACTTAGCCCATCAATAACATTTTCTGATAATTTATTAATTTTTAACGATGTGCTACCAGATAGCGTGTCTTCGAACGAATTAGCAAATACAGTAACTAACCCTATATCCGGATCGTATCTTAGTGCATTAATAGTAAATTTATATTCTTTTGTAACAGCAGGTTGATAAGGAATGATACCAGCTAGTTCTCCGGTATCTTCGTCTAATGTCAATCCAGGCGGCAACACGCTTGGCGTGTTATCGTCGTTTATAGTTTCGAGGAAATATTTTAATTCACCCTGTATACTGTTTGGATCCAACACGTTTAGATAAACTGTTTGGTAATTGTTTGCACGTCTTACACCCAAGTCTGCCGGAGTTAACCAAAGCGGAGTTCTTAGATAAGTGATGTCTGCTGTATAAATGCCGTCGCCAGCTTTCATTATTGTATTATCACTGCGAGGAAAGTCGTCTCCTACAACATAAATTTGAGTGTTTCGTCATAGCCTGCTTCTCTGTCAGTAACATCTAGGGCAAGTATAGGATCAACTACTCCAGTTAATCTACCATCGGTGGTTAACCTAATTCCTGGAGGTAATTCTCCATCGCCTGACGCAATGTAGTAACTGAGTGTATCGCCTGCCGGCAAGTCTGGGTCTGTAGCAAGTAGCTGGAAATCAATTATAGAACTGTCAAGAATAAAGTATACCCCGTTAGGTCCCACTGGTAGTCTGCCCGCAGGCGTAACCCAATTAGGATTGTCAGGACCTTCGATTGTAATATTAAATGTTCTATCTAACACACCTGCTGTAGTCCTAGCTCTTATAACAAACAAGCTGGACTTTGATCTTGCAATTTCGTACGGAGTACCAACGATAGCATTACTTTCAAGTCTTAATCCTGCAGGAAGTTCTCCTGAGATAACTGTTGTCGTTAAGCTAGCATCTCCTGAAACAGGTAAACTGTAGCTAACTGTTATTCTTTCACTGAAAGATCCTATATTATAATTATTTGGTACTGTCCATGTAGGTAACATTATTATTCCTTATACAAAGCTACCAAAATCAACTAGTGCGTCTGCAGGACTTGTAAATGTTCCAAAGTCTACACCAATTGACTTGACAATAAAATCTAGTATGCTTGTTCTTTCTGCTGAAAATGTTCCAAAATCATAGTCCAGGTATTCACTAATACTTGCCCATGGTTCGCCATTTATATTTGTTATATTTAAATTTGTAATTGTTGCAGTAGGAAACGTTGCCGAAGTTGCAACCAAATTGTTTACGTTGGTGATATTTTTGTTGTTACCATCTAAACCAGCAGCTAGCGACGGACTTAAATCCAGCGCCAGCCCACCGTTGACTGTAATACGTTTGTTATTATTGTCAACACCAATTGTAATACCTTCGCCACCGATTACTGCTAGGTTTATTCCTGCACCGGCAATCAAGCTACCAGTATCACCAGAAACAACAAATGACGTTGGCTGAGTAGGAGCATCGATTCTAATAGTTGTATCTGTTTGCACTAATTCTACGTTAGTTCCTGCTAACAATCTTCTAAATTGTAGCTGAGAACCGCTTTGATTAGCAAACACCTGGTATCCAGATAATCCTAAGTTTGTTGCGGTTGTTTGTTCAGTGCGAGCGTCAATGTCTTGGAAATTTTGATTTACTTTAATAAATGCTTCACGAAGATCATCACCTGTGCCGTCGTTGGCTGCGTTTCCTATATTAATAGTTTCGATTGTCATCTTTGTCTCCGTTTTATATATTTAGTGCAAATCAACCCAGCCTGCTGTACTGTCACCAGTGTCTGCTGCATATCCTTGAAATTTACCAGTTGTAAGGTTATAAACAAACATTCCTTCTGTAGGAGTTATATTATCGAGCTGTGATTGTGTATATTGAGAAGGACCGTTATATAATTCAGTAAAGTTGCTGTTGATCTTAGTAAAGGCTGTACGTAACGGATCGCCGTCACCTTTGTTTGCACTTGACCCTACATTAATGTTTTGTTTTGCCATTATACTCTTCCTACTACTACTTCGACGATACCTTTACTATCATCTGTCTTATTACCAACTGCTTTACCTATTACAGTTCCGACACGTGGATCATTGTCAACAATACCATATCCTGGTATCGCACTTGTAACAATTAAGTCACCTTTTTGTACGTGGCCAAGAACCTTAACTGGAACACGACCTTGCAGCGCAATGCCAGTTACAAACTCGCCCTCTAGCGCACTGTTCATCAAGTGTGCAGGATTAGTTGTAACAACACCTGCTACTCTGCGATCGCCCTTGGTGCTGGTTACAGTAACTTCATGCTCGCCGCCAAATACCAGTACGGTACCGGGTTCGTAACGACTGTCTCCTAAATAGTTTTCTGCCAAGTCAGCGTATAATGCTTCAGTTGCAACACCATTAAACACTGTAGCGTAAACTGTGTTCCATCTGTTGCCAGTACCACCTAGCATTTGTCCGCTGTCTGTAGGACTGTTTGCACCCGGAAGTATACTTCCTGTAATAGTCATACCTGTTTTAACATTAAACGACTGAGCACCTGTTGTAGTTGTTATAACAACTAAATCATTAGGCGATACTGCGTTGTCTGTTATGCTCAACGCATCAGCTAAGTTAGTAGGCAGTACTATTTCGTTTACAGTTGTTGCACCAGCAAATGTAAGTTTGTTAAGTCCGGTCATTAAGCCGGCAGTAAATCCTAGTGTGTTGGTACTAGGAACCCAGGTTAAGCCGGTGTCTGTAAAGTGAGCCAACGAACCAGATGTAGCAGTAACAAATGTCGGATAGTGTGTACCTGCATCAGTGTTTCTTGCTGCAATTGTTACTGTACTTGAGTTAGTAGCAGATGCAGCACTACCTGAAGTATTTGCGTTAATTGTAGCAGGTAGTCCGATTGTTACTGTGCCGCCCGATTGTGTTACTTCAACTTCGCTAGCTGTGCCGCTGAAAGTAAGTGTGCCGCCCAAGGAGATGTTTGAAGGTGTGCTTCCGTCAGTAACAGTAATACTACTGTTTGTTAGCTTGTTGTTAGCAATGCTACCAGCAAGCATAGCATTGGTTATACCACTGTTTGATACATTAATCCATCCGCTGGTTGCAGTAAATGTAGCACTATCAAAGCTAGCCAATCCTAAATCTGCTTGTGTAATGCTAGTAGCATTTGCTCTAGTTGTTGCTGCTGTCATAGCCAATTTGCTTTGACTTATTGCAGCACTTGCACTAACGTCTGCGTTAACAATTACACCTGTACTGATTGATGTTGTTAGTGCAGTGCCATTGTAACTGAATCCAATGTCTCCGCTAACAGTAGCATTTTCCCATTTGCCTGCTACAGCGTCATAAACCAGTGTTTGTCCTGCTGCTGGAGTTGCAATATTCATGTCAGTTAATTCAGACAGTTCGTTAAATGCTGCTACTTGTCCGTCAACATAACCTTTGGTTGCAGCATCACTATTGTTGGTAGGTGTTGCAAGGTCAACTACGTTGTTGCCGCCCATGTTAAGGTTGCCAGTCATAGTGTCGCCGGTTTTCTTAACAGCGCCGCCGCCGATGATATCACCAGCTAAGATTGCCGAACCGTTTCTGTCCCAACCTAGACGTCTGTTAATATACCCTTCAACCGCAGTTTCAGTAGGAACTGCGTCACCTTGCGCATTTGTAAAACTGTCGTCTGCTGAGAATTCGTTTACACGTACACCACGTTTAAAACCAATACCGTCAATGTTGGTAAGAACAAGTGCAGCGTTAAATGTAACACTACCTGTACCTTGGTCAACTGTAAAGAAACGTCCTACACGGAAGAATCCGTCTTGGTCTGTACTTGTAAAGAACACACGACCTTTTATTCTTTCTTGCACTTGTGCTGTAAGAGCAGTACCGTTTTCGTCAATTGAGTTTTCAGAAGATACCCAAGTGTTAACCGGAGCACCGTAAATTCTTGAAGGATAGTTCGAAGCATTGTAACCGCCAGTACCGATGTACAAGAAGTCATGTCCTGTTGCACGGCAAGTACTGATGTTAACAGTTACAGTTGCACTTTCGCCTGCGTCAAGCGTTGCCTTTAATGCGTTTGTTCCACCTGTGGTGTTGTCAACTCTTGCAGAAATACCGTTAGTGTGGCTGTCATTGATAGAATATACATCGGCAAATCTAATAACGCCAAAGTCGCTGCCATCGTTTTCAACTGTGTACTCTGTGATTCTGTGTACAACACCGTTCCATGTAAACAGCATGTTTCCGGTATTGACTCTATTAGGATCGTTGCCTTCCAGTAGTGCAATTGCTATAACAGTATCACCAGCAGTTGCACCCATGGTACCTGCTGAGTCAACACTTGGATCACCGGCTCTGTCGTTGTCTACCAACAGGTTAACATCGTCAAAGTTTGCATCTGTGGTAATTTTAGTTACATTTGCTGGAGTTGGAACAGATCCTACAATACTTGATTCAAACGCAATGGTTCTATAAGTTTGCGATTCTTGTTCAGTAAACACCATTGCAGTACTTGGACGAGTGGCCAAGTTTGCCGGAATTCCGTTGATTAAAAACGCAGTTTTATCTCTGTAGTTACCAAAGGTACCAAATGGTATATCTTCTTGTACACCCGATGCACCAGTTGAAACACCGCTGGATAAGTCAAGTCTCCAAATCTTTGCACGTATAGCAGTATTGGTACTATCGCAAAGAGATGCTACTTTACCTGCTGGTATTACAGCACCCGTGTCTGTAGCTGTAACTACAGCATACGGATAGTATAATCCGCTAGTGTGCTTGATTTCAACTTCTGCACCGTTCATTGGATAGTTTGTTAAGTCATAAACAAAAAGTGCATTATCTGCTTCGTCTGCTGTGTAATCTAGTGTAGTAACAGAAACCGCAGCACCGAAGTTTGTTGGAGACTGTTCTACATCATCGCTGTTATTAAATGATCCATTTACTAAGTTATTAACGTAAACATCGGTGTTTCCGCCTGTCTCGTTAGTAAACACTACGTTACCAGACACTGTTACTGCACCTTGGGTTTGCGTAATAGTAGAACTATCGGCAATACCTAAACTTGTACCAGATAGTTTTACAATTTGCGCAACGTTAAACACCTTAACAGGTTGTGTTAGTGCTGTTTCTAGTGTAACTAGCGATGCTTCTTCGTCAGGGTCGCTGCCTTCTGCAACTAGACCAAAGTTACCATAACTGTTGTTTCCTGACAACGATCTTATTGAAGAACCATTTATAGCATAGTAACCAATGTGACAGTAGTATGTAAATACGCTAACAATTTCTGATGTAGCGTTGTTTGTTGCAACTATACCATAGCCTTGGTCGTTAACCTGAGTATAATCGTTTGCTAGTATAGATTTGTTTCCGCCCATCAACAGGTTTATATCAATTACACCCAGTGCCGAATCAACCGAATCGTCAAGTCCTTGGCCTTCATTGCTGGTTTCGTCAAGTACAAGTGTAGCAGATGCGACACCTGCTGTGTTGGGTATATAATCCTTAATAGCGTTAACTTGATATCGTCTGCCACCAACGTAGAAACTTGTAGGAAGAGCAGGTTTACGTATACCCAATCCAGAACCGCTAGGCGCTTCAACTTGTATTTCAAAATTGTTTGTTTTATCAACAATACGCATTGGCATATTACCAGCATATCCGTCAATTAACATGCCGCCGGCAAAATGCTTTTCATTTATACTTCTTGCAAAACTTGTACAAGATTGCACAAACGGAGATTTTGAAAGTATCTGTCCTTCCGGATCTAACACTGTAGCAAATCCGCCGTGATTTTGGAAAGTCAACGACTTTATTGACGTTCCGTCGTTTAACAAGAATATGTCTATCTCGTTGTTGTATTTTGCTGTACTGTTAGGATTGTTAGGATCAGTTAAGTAATGATGTCCAAAGTATCCTTGTAGTGTACTGTCAGGAGAGTAGTGTCCGTCACCAGTTAACGCAGTAGCCAGTCCGTCGGTTGTAGCATCTCTGTAAAAGTAAATATCTGCCCACGTAGATGTACTTCTGCCTGCTGCTGGTCTAATTATTGATCTTCTAAAATCATCACCAATAACTGTGGTGTTAACAGGAACTCTTATAGGTAGCTGTTCTTCGTATATACCAGTTTCCACGTTGATTGTGATTTGTTGTGTATTGGTTATACTACTGTATTCGACAATTTCACTTGCACTAAATTCAACAGGGGTTAATAGTTGAACTTCGATTGTATCGTAGTTTGGACTACCTACTGTATCTATACCCCTAGAGTAAGAAAGTATACGTCCTACTGCACCTGTGGTTTTACCTCTGATACCTTTACCTGGAAAAATATCTGGATTTGAAACAATAGATTGATCAGTGTATTTGTTCGGTCCAGAATTAATAGTAAATGTATAATAGTTGGTGCTTTCAACCAAAGTAGGGTCGGGTGTTGCACTGTTGATCGTAGTTAATACAACATCAAATAAGTTTGAAACTGCTGTATACCAAGCACCTGTTACACCTGCTGTTGTTAGAGCAGCAAGCATCAGTGTCTTGGCTTCTGTTATTGCAAAAGAAGTTTGTGTATATTGCCCTGTTGGAGCAATTAACGCTTCTGAACTAGGGTTGGCGTAATATCTTAATCCTGAATAGCGTGATAGATAGTTTTGTTTAATCCCTGTAGTGCTTGCCTGTATGTCAAGTTTTACTGCATCGATTATATAAGCTAAATCATCACGATACTGTGTTTCGTTATAAACAAATGTAGGGTATTCTGCGTCTATTGCGTCTATAACATCATCTATTACAGAACTGACTACGCTTTCAATAGTAGATGTTATAAGATCCTGTGTAGCATTGGTAGAATAAGCAGCTATTGAGTTGACTGTGCTGTCAACAGTGTTACCCGATGATTGATATGTTACAGTTTGTACGTATGGACCCAATTCAGGAGCACTGGCTTGTTGCAATCTTTCTGCTTTTTGTGCAGCTTTATTAACAGTTCTAAATGAGTAACTTAATGCACGACCTTCTTTTCCCGGAGGTGTGTTTGTTTGTGTATCATTACCAGAAGTCGAAACGTATAATTGTACAGTGCTGATGAAAGAAGAGCTGTCAACATAATACTTTGTAGCAGCTTGCAAATCGTATTCGCTGCTTGGTGTACCAGCACCTTCAAACGGATAAGGGTGATCGCTTAGATACAACGCACCTGTCATTGTATCGCCTGCTTTTTTAACAACTTCACTTACTCGAGGAACTTGAGATCCAGTTGCACCTGCAGGTACTACTAACGCACCTGACATAGTATCGCCGGAAACGTTGACGTATTTTAAATCGCCATATCCTTTTGAAATTAACAAGTTATCTTCAGTAATTGCTGGTGTTCCGTGTGTGGCGTTCCAGTCTGTAACCAATGCTCCTCTGTTTCCGTCATCCAACATTAGGTTTTGTATAGTACTTGAATATGCTGTAGCTGCACCTAATTTAAATGCATTTGTTACTTCAGGAGAAGGGTCAGTTGAAACTCTTGCATTAATAGCTCTAACCACTAGCTTGCCTGCATCAATGGTAAAGGATATAGTGTTTGCAGGGTCGCTAGGGTTGTTTGTGCCAGCGTCTGATACCAGTTCAAAGAACTCTATACCTGTGCCTGCAGAGTTTACCATAACAACTTTTTCTTCGTTGCCTAGTAATTCATCAGGAGTATCATCTAAAGAGGTAAAACTAATATTACCGCCAAGACCGAAAACTGCATAGATCTCTGTAAAGTTTTCATTTACTTTACGGAAGGATTCACGAATACTGTCGCCAGTACCGTCATTGCCCTCAACGCCAATGTTTACCTCTTGTTTTGCCATACTTTAAACTCCAATTATACCATAAATTCCGGAATGTCCATATCAAAATTTACACTTACACCGCAACCGCAACTGCTTTTTGCATTTGGGTTACGTATTTCAAAATTTGAACCTACTAGGCTACGAACATAATCCACTTCAGTACCAATTAAAAACATGATACTATGTGCGCTAACTACAAATCTACCTGCGCTATCGGTGTGAACTATTTCATCACCTGGATTGAGATCGGATGGATGTGCTACTGTTCCCCAGTCGTATTCAAATCCTGCACAGCCGCCGCCTTTGATATTTAAACTAATAGCATAGCAGTCGTTTTCTCGGCAAAGATAGTCGATCTGTTTTTTAGCTGAATCAGTTAGTGTGCAAATAGTCATTTTAATTCCTTTCTAATATTTATTCTAAATTTTTGTAATCTTAATGTAAATATAGTTATGTTTATAGGACAAAGTGTAATTAAATCTGAACACGTCAGAAAAAGCAAATTAGGCAGTGAACACACCTACTATAGGAATAGAACTATAGTACATTTTAGGTGTGACAACTGCGATGCAGAATTTAGCAGAGAAAGAGGATCAATGGATCCTAAGCGTTTGAGTAACAATTACTTTCACGTGTGTCCGGAATGCGACATAAAAAAATTCGCCCAACGCAAGGGCGTTGAGCGTAAAAAGGTTTGGACATTAAATGCCAGCAGTAATATGCCTATAAGTAAACTTTAGTCCTTGCGCCAAATAGTGTAAGCACCGTATGCAATTGCACCGTATGCAATTAGTTTTGCAAATGGGTAAAATACAATGACTGCTGCCCCGGCAGCAACCATTACAACGCCATCAACGGTTGATCGTTCTGCTAAACGACTGGCGATCCATTTTTTGATCATTTGACAATCTCCTGATTTGTTTTTCAAGTACAGCAAGCCTATTACCTTGCTGTCTTATTTTTTCTTCAAGACCGTTAACGTATGCTTCAGTAGGAATACGCTTTTCTTGTCCATCTTCGCCAAGCATTGTAAACGTATCTACTCCAGCGCCTTTTAGACCGCCAAGAACACGATTAGGGTTTTTTTCTTTAACATTGTTATGTGGCATCTTACTGCCATACATTTGCGATAAGTAACTCATACTTTATTTATGTTGTTCTCGCTTGACCCAATGGTCAGCTTTGAACTGTTTTACGTCTGTAACTGCACTAGTAAGCACGCCTGCATAGTTAATTGCAGTCTGCTCATCCAGCACAATTGTTGTCTGCATCTCAGCATAACCCTTTGTAAGAATTTGCCAAATTTGCTGCCAACGATTCATTTTCCACCATTTAGTATGATTCTTTGCATATATGTGAACCTGCACATCGCAGTCGTCTGCTTCCACGTTCAGTTCATGTGAACAGTCATCATTGCCACAGCTACAGTGAATATGATACCATTTGCTATCACCCCATTCGCTGGTTTTTAAAATACCTTGTGCCGGTGTTTCAGGCTTCATTGATCAACTCCTTGGTATATTGTTTGTAAAGTTGCTGACTTGCAAGATTCTTCATCTTTGCTTCTACCATAATATCAAAGTCTTGCCAAAACGTCAAGACCCAATCATTAGATGCTGTATTCCAGCAATAGTCACTGTGCGCTCTCAGTTTCGCTTTTTTGTAACCTTCTTGGAGGAGCGTTTTGTAATCTGGCCGTGTATTTGTTTCAGTTGTGGGAATAACGTCTTCACGGCTAATGCTATAATGAAGAACGGGCCTAACACCGCGCCAGCTATCAATAATTTTTCTAATACGTCCATCGTTTGCCTCAATATATTCGCCGGTCTTGACCCAGTGGTGATGTACGTCTAGCACCAAAGCGAGATCGTTTGCAAGCTCAAGACTTGCTTCGAGTCCCCAGCTGTTTTCGTCGTTTTCGATAGTAATAGTGTTTCTTGCTTCTGGCGAGAGACGTTTAAGCACGTCTTTAATACCGGCTGGACCTTTGCGTCCTGAGATGTGGACATTGCACTTGAAATCTTGAAACCGGCGGCCGTAGCCCATCCACCTGATGATATCTGCATGATATTCAAACTCCTCGATACTACGTTCTACAATTTCTGGATCTTCGCTGGCAAGCACTGTAAATTGTCCAGGGTGCATACTTACACGAACATCCAATGCTCTTGCAGTTTCTCCAACTGCACCGTAGTGTTTTTCGCAGTATGCAACCACATCTGGTTTTTTCCAAAAGTAACGCCAGCTGGATTCGGTTGCACAAGGAAGCTGGTTGCTGCCAAGACGTACCATTCTAAGTTCAGGAGGCAGACTGCCTACGTATTCTATCAGTCGCTTTGCGGCAGCGGCATTATGTTCCATGATGTCCCAAAGACGTTGCTCTGCTACATCACGTGTCTGTCTGTTCAGCCATGCAACTGTAGTGCATTTTTCAGTAAGCGGCCGTTGCAACTCTTCTAGAATCTTTGCTGGTTGATTCTGATTGTGGTGAAGATATTTACAAGCAAATCCTATGCGTTTGTGCATTCTAGTTCCTCTCGCCAAACGATAATGTTGGCAGTATACTCTGTTACATTCCAATTGTTAGGATCGCCAAATTTTGAACGAGTTCTAAACAACACTTCATCCTTGGTCTCACCGTACTCGTAACCGAGGAAAGTGAGGCCAGCATATATCATATACGTTCTTATCATACGTTTACTATATGCGACTTCTTTACAGTTGTCAATACCAATTTGCACGTGGCCATTCATCTATACATTCGTCCATGTTAGGAGTTCCATGAAATACTGCAATACTTGTGTCTGGTAAAATTGTAGGGACACCTGGCTTTTTAAAATTACGTTTTCCATTTACAACAGTTAATTCCGATCTGCCTCGCATTTCCCATTTATAACTCTGTACCCACTCATCTGGCCAAAATATATGATTTCGTATATTTGCAAACATAAAGTCTTGGTCTCCAGGATACTTGCGTTGTATAGCAATTGCGTCTTTTTCAAACAATTCGTAAACGTTGTTGTATTCACCGATTTTTATTCTAAACACACTGCTGTTCATACGATCCCAATTTTTTCGTACTTGCCTGTTAAAGTCACGTATAATAACAAATGGAGAATCTTGTTTGTAAAGAAAGTATCTGTCAATGTTTCTAAAAATAACAAGGTCTAGATCAAAGAACAGTGCAGTTCCTGTTATAGGTAACTTATTGCTTAAAAACCAAACCTTATACCACCAACCTTGCAAGTTTATACTCGGTAGGGGTTCTGTGCGTATGTGTTTATCTATACCTTGGGTGTCGTCTGTAAAACAGATGAATTCGTAATCTAGTGTACAATTGCGCTTAACCATATTGTACAATTTGTTAACATACTCGGGTCCATACTTTGTACCCCATTTTAAACAAATTACATAATTCTTTTTTGTAGATTGTTTGTATGCTTCAAGGTATCCTCTTACATAGTCAGTTCGCTCAACAGTGGAAAGGCCCTGTTTTTCTAGGGCCTTTCTACGTTTGCGTTGTTCTTTACTTTCGTCCCACGTTTTCATTCAAGAAGATTTTCATTCCATTCTCTGTGGCCTTCACGGAATGCCATGTTTGCTTGTGTTTCTCTAACTTCTACTCTGTAGCACCACAGACGCTCTGCTTCACTAGGACCCCACATGTCTGGAATATAAACACCGTTGACATACTTGTACAGCATGTCTGCCAGGCTTTCGCAGCCGAGTTTAGGCAACACTGTCAGCTTTGCCATCTTGCGGCGTTCTAGCTCACGATAGATATCCATGTTAGGATCATCTTCTCCAACTAGTAGTGTATGATCAAACTGATCTTCGAGCACTCGTTTAAGTTCTTTAAGCCCGCCGTAGTCAGCAGCCCAATTTCTTACATCTAGATCATTTGTTCCAAAGTAGAACTTCATGCTAAATGCATAACCATGAATTGTATTACAATGACTATCTGCACGCCACTGGCGATATGCACAAGGAAATGCATCTACATATTCTTTTGTGCTTGTGTATTTGTATGTTACTGGATTATAATTACCCATATTTTACCTCGTTGGTTGAGGGGGCGGAATGTTTTAAGTGGGTCGATCCCTGTATAGTCCACTTGCTGTTAGCAATAATACTTATCATTTTTAAAATAATAACTGATTTATCCGATTGTGTCAAAGTCAATTTTAACCGCTTTAACACGATCATACCGGAAGCTACGCCATGCCGGAGGATCAATGTCAACTGCCCATACAACAAAAACTTTATCTTCTAAGTTGCGTATTTTGGCTTGACTTAGAATATCTTCTCGTTGTGCAGGCGGCAACATTCTTGGCATGAGCGTACATTTCATTGTACGCTCATCGCCATTTAGTTTATCAAATGTAACGTCGACTATTTCATCACTGAGCAAGTCTAACAATCCTTGTCTTGTAGGAATGTTTTTCATTTCTGCAATAGCATCACTAACTTTATTCATTGGTATCCTTACACGTACAATTGCGTCCTTGGTTGCAGTCGTTGTTACACCGAACAGCAGGTGTTCTGCTTTGTACCGCCATCCAAACAAGTACTACAGCTAAGATCAACGCTATCATCGTTTGTCGATCACTTTGTCAGCTAATCCGTACTCAACTGCTTCTTCTGCACTCAAGAACGTATCAAACTTCATGGTGTCAAACAGTTCGTCGTAGTTCTTGCCCACGCTGTTATGTTTAACATAAAGTTCTGTGAGACGACGGTTAAGACGTTTTGATTCTTCCATACTGCGAATAGCATCTTCAAACTGTAG